CTTACCTACTTCAATAGCTGCCCGAGTATTATATATGCAGTTTATTTGTTTTTTCTTTAGAAAATCTAAAGCGGATTGAGCACATACTAATGACTTACCACTACCTGCTCTTCCTGTCACTATAATAATTTGATTTTCTATAATTAAGCGTTTTGCTTCTTTTTGTTCTTCATTTAATTGAACAGCTGTTATAGACTTTATATCGTTTTTCCTAACACGATTGGGTTCTTTCATAATGTAACATTTGGTACAATTATAAATATGTTAAAATAAGAAAGAGCCGCTTTCGCGGCTCTATCTATATCAGTATGCTTATACTATATTAAAGGGTATTTAAACCACTTACATAAACTTTAGCATAAAACTCTGGACGTAACATCTTCTTAGCGTAACGAGTCATGATACCTTTACGTGGTGTGAAGGTTTGTGGATCGTACACTAATGGAGTCATGATTAATGGAACGTAAGGAGCAAATACAGCACCTGCTTCCAAGAACTGAGTACCACGGAATCCTAATAAGATTGTGTTTTCAGTCATGTAAGGGTTTTTGTATACTTTGTAACGACCATTGAAAGTACCTACTTTTTGTACACCGAAAGCATATTCCATTTGTTCAGCTTCACCGTTTGAGTTAGAAGCAAATCCAGGAATAGATTCAATGATTGTAGCAACTGTAGGACTGATTACCATGAAATTAGCACCTCCACGTAAAGTTAATTGGTGGATTTTGTTGCTTAATTTTTGGATTTTAGTACCTAAAGTTTGGAACCATTGACCTTGAGTGTTATAGAAACCTAATGTAGTAGCAGGTGCACCTGGAGGTGTGATTGTTTGGTTGTTGATTGCTGACCAATATTCTGTTCCCGCAGCAGCATCTTCAATCAACATATCTAAAATTTCTAAATCAATCTCCATTGAAATGTACTCACTTAACATGTTAGTTAATTCAGCTTCAGCATCGATGTTTTGGTAAGCATTCAAATCTTGTGCGAACTCAGGAGTCCATACTGCTTTTAATTTTTTAGTTTTAGCAGTAATCGCTTGAGATTGCATTTGGATGTTAATCTCAGGTAAAACGATATTAGCTGGAGATACAGTGCTACTTAATGAGTTAGGTACAGCATAAGAAGTATTACCATCTTCAAAGTCACCTAAGTTGTAGTTACCAGTATTTACAGCATTACCACCAAGAGAAGTTGCTTTATTATAGAATACAGTTAATGAACTAGCACCAGCTGTAGCTTGGGTTTGGGAACCTGTAAAGAAGAAAGCAATTGTACCAGCTGTATAATTGTAAGTTGTAAATTGAGGTAATAAAAGACTTGGTGTAAATCCTGAACCAGAAGGAATAAATCCACGAACAGCATCTGGATCAAATCCTGATAATACAGAAGCAGTAGTAACTGTTACTTTGTAAATATTATTAGTAATTACAGAAGAAGAATAAGCACTATCATAGTTTAACTCAGCCCAAGATGCTGTAACTACTGAACCAGTACCTGCAGCTAATGTAGGAGTTGTACCACCATTATTTGAACCTGATATAGGAACAGAAGCACTAAATTGGTTGGTAGAATATGTAAATTTACCAGCTCCGTAAAGACCACCTTCAGCAACGTTAGTAGAGAAAGGATATTGAGAAGCAGAAGTACTAGTACCACCATAAAGTGATTGATTAGCAGCGAAAGGATTCTTACTAGTACCATATTGGAAATCTAAGAAGAACACTAGACCAGAAGGTAAGTTCATTGGTTGTACAGAAACGAATTCTTTAGCAGCAATTTGACCGAACACTTTACGTACTAAAGGTAAAGCGATACCTGCCCACTCTGAACCATTACCAGTTGAGAAAGAACCGAATCCACTTCCACCACCTACGTTAGATGTCTCAGTTACTAATTGTTTTGCTTGGTTTTCAAGCAACATAGCCATGTTATTTCTGTCAGTTTCGCCTCCTGATAATCCTTCAAGAAGACCTGTTTTTACCCATTTTCTCGATAAACGAGCCGCATCACTTTGTAGTGATTTATATGGATTTGCGGATTCAAGTAATGTTTGAATTTGACTCATTGTTTTAAATTTTTGTTTTAGTTTTTAAATTAATTTTACTTTTTAATACCGGCTAATTTTTGCATTCTTTCAAATGCTGAATTAACTTCAATAATCGGTTGTTTGGTGTTTTGAGCACCTGCTATAACTCTAGATGCCATACCTCTTACAGATTCAGTCATAGGACGCTTTGTAGTTGTTTGAGCGTTTAAATTTTCCATTACTGTTTCGTAAACAAGTTGGGCTTCTTTTTTACTTGTTGCTTTGTCAAAAGCGGCTAATACTTTAACTTTTTGTGATTCAGTTAAGTTTTTAGCTTTGAAGACTTTGTTAGAATAAAGTAGTTTAGAATTCAATAAATTGATTTCGTTTAGTTCAGACTGGATTTTGTTTAATGCTTTATAAGCTTCGTCTAACTCTCTTTTCATTTCATCTTTTTCTTTTTTCATTTTTCTAGCTTCTCTTAAACTTTTGCAATCTTCATGATTTGGATTATGACGACATATATCATCTACAGTAGGTTCTGCATATTCATCTAAATCATCACTCATTTCACGTAAAAGTTCGTCTAAATCAACTTCTTCCTCTTCTTCATCTTCAACTTCAACTTCATCTTCCATACCTTCATGTCCAGCTTCTAATTCGCCAGCTTCAACCATGTCAGAAATAACGTCTTCGATGAAGGATTTTAAGTCTTCTTCAGACATACTTTCAATATCGAATTCTTCTTCTTCTTCAGCTTCTTCAGCTTCCATTAAATCAGTATCTGATATTGAACTTGGAGCTATATTTCCATGAGCTCCTGGACCTTTAGGGTCGTTAATAACTTCTTCTACGTCTTCAAGTTCTCTTAGAAGTTCATCTAAGTCAATCTCGTCCATAGAATCTTTTTTTTCATACATGTTTTCGTCTATGTCATTTTCATACATGTACTCATCCATGTCGTCTTTGTTTTCACTCAATTCATCTTCATTTTTTTCCATTTCATCAATTTCCGCTAATTTAGCAGCGAATTTTTCTTGTAAAAATGGAGTAAATGCTTCTTCAAGAGCGATTTTTGCATTGGCGATTGCTGTTTCTTTTACTGCTTTAGCATCGGCAATAGCTTCTTTCAGAATGTCTCTGTTTGCCATAATTTCCTCAAATTTTTTGTAGGGAGTACGCTTATTAGAATGTTGGGAAGCGTAATAAAATATATATAAGCGATGCAATATAAGAGATTGCATATTCGAATATACATATATGGGAGGGGATAAAAACGCAAAAAAGAAACCCTCCTTTTTTAAGGGAGGGTTGATCAAGGGAGACTATCCCAAGAAGGGTTATTATATTATAGGGCACGTGCCGTTTGCACAAAGGATATCAGTTAAAATACTGTTAACTTTAATATATGAAGATTGTTTATGTTCTATTCCTTCTTTAACTAGATTCATATATGAGCCTGGATTTGATGGTGTGCTTACAAAATCCCAACATAATAATTCAAAGTCGTCTTGTACTTCCATTGTGCCTTCACCTAGTGGTTTTAAACTACCCATACCACGTGAAGAAACACCTACCATTACATTATTGTCTATAAGTGCTTTTAATATGTTGCCTGATACTGTTGGTAAAATTTCTATTTTACCTATTACTTTATCTCCATTCCATTGTATATCTCTTATAATGTGAGATACATTTTTTAATGAAATGATAGACGAATCGGGATGGTCTAATTCACCTGTTGCTCTATTTTCTCTAACACAAGACATGTATTTGTCTATCTCACGTTCCCATAAATCTTTTGGGTAATATCTTCCGTTACCGTTTTTTACCTCGGCAGTAGCTAATATCCCTTCAACAAGTGGGTTGCCAGATGGTGCTTTAACACCTTCATGAAGCTGTTGAGGTGATACGGTGAATGGAATTGTTTCTATTAGTACTTGTTTCATATTATTGTTCATATCCTTTATTATATGATGCTACTGTTAAATCACTATCGTACCAATCTGATACTCTATATCTATTTGATCCTTCTTCTGTTCTTTCAACATGTTGTATTACACCTTCTTCTTTAGAAATACGTTTTGCTTCTTCTTTAGCATCTTTAAGAGACATACCACCATATCCTTCTTTTAAAGGTACTGGTGTTTCTTCTCCGATTATTTCTTCTTTAGGAGTAAATTTCTTGTCTAATTTTGTTTTAAGGTTTTCAAGTGTTTTAATTTCTTTTTTAAGACTTTTCATCATGTCTTTATTAGTTGAACCTTTTTCAATTTCCTCAAGTGTAGTTAATGCTTTAAGCTTTTTCTTACGTTTAAGAATTTCTTCAGATATTTTCTTAGTTTTAGCTTCATACTCAGCCATTTTACCAGCATTATCAATTTCTTTCATATTAAGTTCTTCTTTGATAATTTGTTGTATGACACTGCGAATTTGTGATTCTTGAACTGAATCTTTAATGTATATTGCTCCTACAACTCCTCCTTTATCTAAAACTGTGGCTTTAATTACATTTCCATCAGGAGACATATCAGCATATCCTTGATAGTTTGAAGAACGGTAAAGATTTTTCCAATCATCAGTATTAGATGCGTATTTAGTTTTCATCATATCATATTCTCCTTCAGGATCAAACATAATATATGTTTTATAATTAGAACCTAAATTAGGTTCTACAATATTTTTAACCATTTCAGATTTGCTATAAGGTGTTTCGCCCCCAAGTGTATCCATATATGATTCTTGCATTTTAATAGTTTTAGGTTTGCCTGGTGATTTCATTTTGCCTACACCTTTAGAACTTTGAGGTGCTACTGGCATTTCTGCTACTTTTTTAGGCATAGTTGTTTTAGCTTCTTTTTCACCAAGTGAATCTTTAGTGTTAGCTTTTACCTTTTCAGTTTCAAAATCTAAATCACCATATCCACTAGCTTTCCATTTACCTTTTGGATCTTTAGGTTTACCTAATCCTGGCGCTTCATCAGTGTATCCGATACCTTTAATACCGAATTGAGCATTTGTAGCATAGTAATTCCAGTCTTTACCTAAATTTTTAGCTACGATTTGTTTAAGTTGATCTGGTGTTTTTAATTTATTTTTAGGGTCTTGCATTTCTGTATAGAATCCTTTTAAGAAAGTATTACCATATAAGTTATCAATGTTTTTTGGGTCTTTATTATCGTATGCATAAGCTTGTTTATCAAGAACTTGTTGAGATACTTTCTTCTCTTCAGCTTTAACGTTTTCTTGAAATAAACTGAACCAGTCTTTACGACCGCCTCCAGACACTATACCTAAATTAGCTTTATTTTCAGATAAGATACTTTTACTTTTTAAAATGTTAACTGTATCTTCGTAGTTGTTATAGTGGTTGATGTAGTCTGGAAACAGGTAGCGAGCTTGTTTTAGGAAATGTGGTTTATTTCCTTTACCTTGTTTGATTTGATTATATTGTTCTTGTAATGTTTGCATGTCTTTGTAATGTTTAAGTGGTGTATTTATATTATAGTTGGGTTGAGTTTAGAGAATACCAACCTGCTTGGAAGTAAGTTCCGTCAACATTATAATAACAAATTTTTTGGAGATCAGTATCATATACTACTAATCCTAGTGCAGGTTCTGTAGTTCCGGTGAAAATAGCATTTCTTTCTGCACTTGTCATTCTTGGTAACAACATACCTTGAGTAGTAGATGCCATTTCAAATATAGCACCTGGTGTTTTAGCAGGGTTATATGAACCTGATGAATATTGATTTGATACTACAATAGTGGCTGGGTTTATAGATATGTTAATATTATTTTCATTAGTATTATATATACCTGGTTCCCATGTTCCACTCCTATCATTTCCTATATAAATTTCACTATTAACTGCTACTTTTGTATCTGATATTGAAAGAGATGATGTAACTCCAGTTCCATCAGTTATTGGTTGTAAAGTATTGTCTATAGTTAACTGAAGTGCATTTCCTAAATTAAGTATACCTTCGTAATTAGTTCCTATATTTGCTCCAAAAAGATTTGCCATTGTTATTATTTTTAATTTATTATAAATATTATTATCCCCAATCTGTAGTTGATGTTACCCCCCAAACATCGAAACCAGCTGTACCCCATACTTCTATAGTACCAGGTGGAGGAGGTGTAGGAAATGTTGTAAATCCATCGACTACTCCTCGTACTATTAATTCCGATCCAGATATAAATACAGATGGAGTATAATATAGTTCATATACTCCTTTTCTTACTACAGCAGACATTTTATAGTTATCGTAAACTATATTTGTTATGTTTGATGGGTTATATGAAAAGGATGCTGATGTGCTTTTTTGAGAATTTTGATCATACCCACCATTAACATTTGCTTTTGTTTCTAATGTAAAATACGATGTTCCTTCTACAGGTTGAATTACTGAAAATGTTACCGTTTGTAATGCGTTAACATTAAATGGTAAATATCCTGCTGGTGTAGTTACATTATATATAAATGAGGGCATATGTTAGTCTTTAGTTTTATTTCCACTCCATAAATATTTTGTATCTACCCATTTAGCATTTTTAGCTAATTTTTTAGCATTAACTGGTTTGTACCCGAATTTTTTTACAAGTAGGTTATTTTTAACACCATCAGGCCCAGCTTTAGGTCCTCTACCTAATGAGGCTCCAGGATTTGCTTCGTCTAATGGTTGGTTTGGAGCTAATTTATATCCTAATTTATAAGCATATTTCATAGATTGACCACCTTTAGCTTTTTTATTTGGGTTAAAAGCAAATGGTGTAGCATATTGAGGACCGTTTCCTGTAGCGAAACTCGCTCCACCTGATCCAACTGAACTTATTTCTTTAAGTTTCTTAAATATACTGTCTATGATTCTTTTCTTATCCATGTATTGAGCTAAGTTCTTCTAATAGTTCATAATATTGTAACAAATTAACTAAATCGTCGTTGTCAATTTTATCTGTTTTATTCAATTCAGTTAACATTTTAGCCACTTCATTGATTTTAATATTAGTAGCTTTGTCAGTTACTTTTTTATTTAAATCAGATAATGATTTTTTTATTTCAGTTATTTTAGTATTATAAAATGTACGTAATGCTGGTGTTGAGTCTACTGAATTGATGAATTCTTTAAGAACTAATTTTTGGTTGTCGTTTAAATTAACATATTTGCCATTGAATTTTTCTAATAGTACTTTATACGTTAATATACGAAGATCTTTATCGTATGATTTAAATTCTTCTAACAAATTGTCTTTTACTTGTTTTTCATTAACTTCTTTGTTAGTTAAAGTTTCAAGTAAAGATATTTTATTGGTGATTATTTGATCCGGGTTAGATAAATTTTCACTATTGTATATCTCAATCAACGTGTATAAAGCGGCTTGTGCTTTATAGTTAGGTAATTTAGTTTTGAAAAATTCATCTAAATTATAATGTTTAGATATTTCATTAATTAAATTATATTTTTGTCTTTTAAGCGATTTTCTATTCAATTGCTTAGAAGATTCAATAATTGTATTAATAATGATATCAGCTTTTGCTTCACTTAAATGCCTCTTACTTAATAGAGTTTCATAAAGCTTATACTCTTTTCCTAACTCTGTTTTAACAAAGAATTTTTTAAGAATATGAGTAGCTTTAGAATCCTTTCCTGAAAGGCTATCTGCCGTTATCTGTCTTACAAGTAATTCAAATAGAATGCCTGTATTTTTGTATTTCGAATGGTTAATTAGCATTCAAATGGGTTTTTATTATAAATATGTATAAAATATTACTCTTTTAATTGGTTTTCATCTAATAATGAAATGCCTTCATTTTCTTTAGGGAACAATGATGACTTACTTAATCCCTCAATTAATGTTTTATTCTTTTGATAGACAGTTTGAGCAGTCTCAAGTGCTAATGGTGAACCACCTTTATAATTAGGTGTACCATATCCTTCTTGATCATCATTCTTCATATCTCCTCTACCTAATCTATCTCTACCAAACGCATTTTGTTGAGTGTTAATATTAGATACTTTTTCTTTAGGACGACCTAATGTCAAATCTTCACCATATCCATCAGGTACATTTTCTGGATTACTTCCCATTCTTCCTTTACCATACAACGCTGCTAAATCATGAGGTGTACCATATGACTTACCTGTTACTTTAGGATCATTTCCTTCTTCAGTAACCTGTTTAATTCTAAATTCACGTTTAGCATCTTCAAGTGCTAAATCTCTGTATTCTGAATATTGATCTTGAGATAAATGGAATATGTTATCGTAAATCCAATCTGTAGGTAATAGTTTAGATTCTTGAATTGATTTAGCTAAGTCTACTTTTTCTTTCAATAATGCTATACGTTCTTGATCGTATATAATTGATGGAGTAGTTAACGATAATTCAAAATTTGTTAATTGATCTGATGTATATCCTTGTGTATATAAATGTACTAAAGCGATTTTATACAATTCAGATAAAGCAATACGTTGTATTCTATCAATAGTACGAGCAAAACGAATATCTTCAGCAGCTAATGTGGCTTTACCTGTTAAATCTTTTTCATACCCCATGAACGCTTTAGGTACTTTTAACGCGGCAAATAATTTATCTCTTAAATATGCTACGTCTTCAATAGCTGTATATTGTAAACCAGGTAATGTATCAATTTTAGTTGTTTGGTCATTACCACGTACTGGTATAAAGAAATCTTCAAGCAAATTTTGCATGTTGTACTTCAAATTATATTGACCTGTTTCTTGGTCTATAAATGGAGTACGTTTCATACTAGTTATTGTTTTCTGCATAAAATTTTCTACTTCATTAGGTGGGATAGAACCAACGTTTAAGTAAAAAACACGTTTGTCTGGAGAACGAGCGATACGATGAATTAACATTGCATCTTCCATTAATGTGTATTGTTTAAACAAACGACGAGCTGGTTCAATATATGCTCTACCATAAGGTAAGTAATTGTTGTCTGTTAATAGACGAAAATGAGCCATTTCATAGTTGTCAAAGTAAATACCTGGTGTGTTGTGTTCATCCGTACCTGCTACTTTATAATATCCTGATCCTCCTGTATAAAAGCCATCTGGAGAGTATTTAAAACGTACAGAGAATGGATTGTCTTTATCCCATCCCTCTTGTCTTTCAATATGATATGCTGAAATAGGAATAACATTATATACTCCATATTTTTCAGATATGTCTAGTTTAAGGAAGAAATCACCATATTTACACATTTGGCGAATCCATGCCCATAAATTAAATTCAATGTTTAATACATCATAAAATAAATTGTATAATGTTTTTTGGATGTCTTCATTACTACTTCTAATTTGTAATACTTCACCCATATCATTTTTCAATGTACTTTCTTCAGCTACTATATCTAACGCTGATGCAACTATAGCATCAGTATCCATTATATCGTAATCTGAGTATATTTGGGTTCTTAAATAACGATATGTTAAGTTAAATTGTGCTCCAAATAGTGATGTAGTTCCAGGAGAATAGATTCTATTGTATCTGTCTACTAATGAGTTTGTAGCGAATTCTCCAGATTGTTGAATGGAATTTGTATCCATAACTTTAACCTGGTCTCCGCCATTGTTTCTTATGATAACATCTGTTGAAAACAGACGTTGTAATCTTCTAAATATGTTTGTATCAGCCATGTTTTTATAATATACGTATAAATATTGAGGGAACCAAATAGATTTAACCTAAAATCCAACTAAAATCTTCTTTACCTCCTTTACCATTGTCCATAAAATAAGGATTATCACGGCCTGTAGCGAAATATGCTCCTTGAGTAGGTTTTGATCGACCTACATTATTTAAAGCTGCACGAGTTAAATCTTGACTTTGTTGTCTGAATTTTAGTGATGTGTCTCTTAAGTACATTCCTATACCGAATGACATTACTAGGTCATCATTGTATCCGCTTTGAGCTTCGGCTCTACCATTTTTCCAGACAAATACTTTCATTTCATCTACTAATCTTTTAGAACGTATTGTTACTGAACGGTCTCCTACAAATTCTCTTAATTTGTTTACTACTAATGGTCTTGTTCTTAAAGACATTGTAAAACCAGGAGTTACAGTATCACTATTTTCGTATTTGTTGAAATATGAGTCTACGGTTAAAGCTTCTGTTTTAGGAGAATAATATAAATTTTTGTAATCACGCTCGATTACAGCATCTATTGTTGCCCAACCTATGTTTGCATTTTCAACTACAAGCAATGCTTGATTATATTCTGATGCTACTCCAACTAAAAAATATCCAAATTCTTTAGGAGGTAATTGTCCTTTATATTCCGCTACTTGTATGTTAGTTGCTATATCTATGACGTGAAAGGCCGAATGGTCTTTTCCATCTCCTCTAGCTACGTCAGCTACAACCATGTAATCTCTTGAGTAATCAGGTTGTTCCCATACCCAGTAATTTTGATCTACACCTCTTCGTTCTGTAGGTTCTTGTACGGTAGTTGTGGATATAAATTCTAACCACTCGTTATAAAATACTATATCACCTGAAGTGCTAAAATCACAATCACACTCTTGTGCTGCTAATCTAGGGTCACCTAATAGTTCATCTTGTCTTTTTCTCCAAGTTTCATCTCGTTCAGGGTGAACATACCATGGTAATTTTATAGGTAAAAAATCATTTTCAGCATTTTCAGCACTAACCCATGTTTGGTGAAACCAGTTTCCGGTACCGTAAGGTGTAGATAATACTATAGCACCTCCACCGGTTGCTAGGGTTTGTTGAGCGGATGCCCAAGTCCT